TTTCTCTTCTTATGTGATCGCTTATGAGATCGAGATCGCTTATGGGATCCGAGCTTGACGAAACCAAATTCGCCCTTCTTGGTTCCATAACCGTATTTAACTAAACGCATCTCTCTTTTGGCGGTATTGTGCTTCGCTCGCGAAACGATACGACCTGCCTTGTTTTGCATCAAATCGGTTTTTGTTAATCCACCTGATGTTTTTCTGGCAGTTCCATGCCATACTTGAGCTCGAGTTCCAATTGTTTGAGTGTGCATTATATATATTATCCAGAAAAAAACTCTGACAAAAGATTTATGACTAAATGTTTAAATATATGTTTAAATAAAGGTTTAAATAAAGGTTTAAATAAACTTTTTAAAAAGTATTTCTTAAAGGTCGTGGAATTCCGCCAGGTTGACCTTCAATTCCACCCAAATAAGTTATTTTTGCCGGAACATTAAAATTACCAAAAGTAGTTTTTCCTCCTAAAGTATTCGTTGTTAGTTGCGCGACGCGCTCTGAATTAGTTTGCATAGGATCATTATATCCTTGTTTCATGCGATTCACTTTATCTTTAAAACATTCGCAAAAATAATCAGGATTGCCGCCTACAAATTTAGATTCTAAATTATAAAAAGCAATCTTACTATTATAATCAATTAATCGCTTCAAGTGTTTTGAATTTCCTGGCACACGTCCGGGCATAAAATTTTGACTTGATGACATTAATAAATATGTATATTTATATTTATTTGATTAATTGTTTAAATATTTAACCATATAATAAAATTGAAATCTATTTAAACAATTAATTACATTGTATAGTAACATACAATCTTATTTCAATCATGAATGAATCAAACGATAATACAAATACTACATTATTCTTTAATGTGGAAGAGAAGACCGATAAGCAACATATTCTCGACAATCCAGATACCTATATTGGATCGGTTGAGACAGTTGATGCTCATCTTTGGATCCTCAATGAAGAATCAGATAAAATTTTTGAAAAAAATATTAGCTATGTTCCAGGTCTATTCAAGCTATTTGACGAAGCAATCGTTAATTGTCGGGACCATTTTGTTCGCATGGCATCCAAAGTGGATGCCGGTGTAGAAAATTCGCTACCAGTTACTTATATCGATGTCGCAATTCAAGATGATGGCACTATTGTCATGATTAATGATGGCAACGGAATCGATGTAGCACAAAAAGATGGCGTCTGGGTTCCTGAGCTTATCTTTGGCCGGCTGCGCACTTCTACCAATTATAACAAAGAAGAGAAGAAAATTGTCGGCGGCAAAAATGGATTTGGATTCAAGCTTGTTCTAATATGGTCGACATATGGCTCCGTTGAAACGGTGGATCATATTCGCGGCTTAAAATATACGCAAGAATTCAAAGACAATTTGGATGTTATTTGTCCACCAAAGATTACCAAAGCCTCTAAAGCAAAACCATATACCAAGGTAATATTCAGACCAGATTATCAGAGGCTAGGACTATGTGAAGCTAATGACCAATCTAGCGGCCTGAGTCCTGACTTAATTGCGCTTCTGAAAAAGCGAGTCTATGATATTTCAGCTGTCACAGATAAAACACTAAAAGTCAAATACAATTCACATCTTATTCCAGTGAAGAATTTTGAACAATATATTAGCTTGTATATTGGTGAAAAATCAGACAAGCCGCGTGTATATGAATTAGACAATGAGCGCTGGGAATATGCTGTGGCATTATCGCCTTCATCAGAATTTGTCCAGATCTCCTTTGTCAACGGAATTCATACTTCAAAAGGAGGCAAGCATGTGGAATATATTCTAGGGCAAATCACTAGAAAAATGGTGGAATATATTGAGAAGAAAAAGAAGGTGAAGGTCAATCCAAACGCGATCAAAGAGCAACTCATATTATTTGTCCGTTGTGACATAGAAAATCCAGCATTTGACAGCCAGACAAAGGACTATATGAATACACCATCATCCAAATTTGGATCCAAATGCGAAGTAAGTGATAAATTTATTGAAAAAGTAGCAAAAATGGGCGTAATGGATGCTGCCTGCGCAATTACCGAAGTGAAAGAAAATAAGGCAGCAAAGAAAACCGATGGTTCCAAGTCAAAGTCAGTGCGCGGCATTCCGAAGCTAACTGACGCCAACTGGGCTGGCACAGATAAATCAGGAGCATGCACTCTTATCTTTTGCGAAGGCGACTCAGCTAAAGCAGGTATTATATCCGGACTGTCTTCAGAAGATCGCAATTTGATTGGGGTCTATCCTTTGAAGGGAAAGCTGCTAAATGTTCGAGGTCAACTACCTAAACGCATCTCAGAAAACAAAGAGATAACCGAAATCAAGAAAATCCTTGGCCTAGAGACTGGTAAAGAATATAATCCAGAAATAGTTGCAACCGGTCTGAGATATGGTAAAGTATTGTTTATGACAGATCAGGATTTAGATGGTTCGCATATCAAAGGCTTATGTATTAACTTGTTTGAAAGTGAGTGGCCAAGCTTGACACAAATTCCAGGTTTTATCGGTTTCATGAACACACCTATTTTGAAAGCATCAAAAGGACAGCAAATGCTTATGTTTTACAATGATGGTGAATACGAAGAATGGAAAACTGCGAATGAGACTGAAGTCAAAAGCTGGAAGATAAAATATTACAAAGGTTTAGGAACTAGCACAGGCAAAGAATTCAAAGAATATTTTGAGAAGAAGAAGTTTGTGGGATTCGAGCACACTGGTCCCAAAAGCGTTGACGCAATCGACATGGTATTCAATAAGAAGCGCGCGGATGATAGAAAAGAGTGGCTAAAAGAATATGACCGAGATCTTTACTTGGACACTAACAAACCCAGTATAACTTATGAAGAATTTATCGGTGAAGAACTTATTCACTTTTCGAAATACGATTGTGATCGATCAATTCCTAGTTTGATGGATGGACTTAAAACTAGTTTGCGAAAAATTCTGTTTGCAGCGTTTAAAAAGAATTTGACTTCAGAGATAAAAGTTGCTCAATTTAGTGGTTATGTATCTGAGCATGCGTGTTATCATCACGGCGAAGCTAGTTTAAATGGTGCAATTGTTGGCATGGCACAAAATTTTGTTGGATCAAATAATATTAACTTGCTAGTTCCATCAGGGCAATTCGGAACAAGATTAAAAGGCGGCGAGGATAGTGCATCGGAAAGATATATATTTACTCAGCTTAGTAAGATAACTAGATCCATCTTTTCAAAACATGACGACGCCATTTTGAATTATTTGAATGATGACGGCACGCCAGTGGAGCCCATATTCTATGCGCCGATCATTCCAATGATTTTGGTTAATGGTTCCAAGGGAATCGGAACTGGTTTTAGCACGGACATCATGTCATATAACCCTTTACAGATTATCGGTTATCTTAAATATAAATTAGTTGGATTTCCATTGATAGAAGACCCGTTTGTGCCGTTTTATGAAGGATTTCGAGGAACAATTAATAAAATTGGAGATACACAGTTCTTAATTAAAGGCAGATATGAAAAGGTTGGACCAGATAAAATTCGCGTTACTGAGCTACCAGTTGGTTTCTGGACAGAGAACTTCAAGGAATTATTGGAGGAGCTAATTGAGCCTGGTCTAAACAAGGAAGGCAAGAAAATTGTGCCGCTAGTAAAAGACTATGATGATATGAGCAGAGACACTACTGTGGATTTTACAATCACTCTACAAAAGGGCAAGGTCGATGAACTGGAATCAATGCAAACAGATAATGGTTGCAATGCATTAGAAAAATTATTCAAGCTTTATACAACGAGTTCTACGACCAACATGCATTTGTTTGATGCAGAAGATAAACTGAAAAAGTATGAAACTGTAGAAGAGATCATTGACGACTATTTTGTAACTAGATTACAGTTATATGTGGAAAGAAAAGCGTTTCTAATTGATGCCTTGGAAAAAGAATTAGTTATATTATCTAACAAGGCGCGTTACATTCAAGAGCTACTCGATGACACAATCGATTTGCGAAAGAAAAAGAAAACAGAGATCATTAGCATGTTAGTAGAGAAGGACTATGACGTAGTTGAAGACGATAATGAGTTTAAGTATCTGATCAAGATGCCAATGGACAGTGTTTCGGAAGAAAATGTAGAGAAGCTAAATAGAGAGCACAAGGATAAATCGGATGAATTACATCGTATTAAGGAAACGACCGAGCAGAAGATGTGGTTGTCTGAGCTAGAAATTTTGGAGCAAGAATATGGTAAGTTCAGAGCAGAACGATTACAAAACTCTGGTTCTGAAAAAGAGAAAAAGAAGGTTGTAAAAAAAATCGTAAAGAAAGATAAAGCGGTTGACTTAGTAATGGAAGAAACAATTGACATTGAGTTGCCTGTAAAGGCTGTGAAATCTAAAAAGACTAAAGAGTAAATAGATTGAAGGGGATTTAAACTAACAAACTATCAAACCAGAATAAATTAAATTTTTTTATTTATTTTACTTTGTTATATCTACTTTGTTATATCTAATAAACAAATATAAATATATTTTATCAAGTAATACAATATATTTAATAAATAATAATTAAATGAATAACATCTTAGAAACCATGTTTTTAAAACGGTTTTGTCTTCCATCCAATACAGATTTAGATGAATTTAAAAGTAATAATATGATTGCTAGTAAATGTATTTGCGGTAATTATTTTCACGTATCATGTGTATTTCAAGGCAAATACAATGTATTATCAATTGGAATGAATAAATATGCCGATGTCGATGGAACAATGCCAAGCATCCATGCCGAACATGATGCGATTTTACGACTGCCAAATTTAAAAAAGAATAAAAAACTAGTTAAAATTAATTTGTTAGTTATTCGATTCTTAAAGTCATATACATTAGCTAACAGTAAGCCATGTATAAATTGTATTCAAAATATGATTGATATCCCGAAAAAAAAAGGTTATAAAATCGAGGATATATATTATTCAGAAAATAATGAAACAATAATTAAAACAAATATAAATAAGTTATTGAATGAATCGGCACCTCATGTGTCATCATATTATCGCAATAGTAGATATTTACATAGGCGCAAATGATTCAGGCGGGATTTAAACTAACAAAATTGTTTATAAATTATATTAAATTTTTCTTTTTCTTTTTCTTTTTAAGCTTCTTCTTCTTCTTTTATTTCTTTTATTTCTTCGGAGTGTTCTAACACGTTTTTTATATTTTCCTCCAACTGGTATTTCACCAACCATAGGTTCATCTAACGCAACATTTACTATTTCTGGTCTTAATTGTCTTATTATAGACATAACACATTTTAAATAATCTCTTACAGTTTCATCGTCTGGCAATCCATTACGTGGATTACTGTTCACATTTATACCTCCAGGAGCTAGCAAACTTTGTATATTCTCAAAAAAATCAGCAACATATGGTTCTCTTGAAAATAATGAGTCATCACGAATTTTATTTATTATCTTAGAAGCATTTTCGGCACTATGGTACTGTTCAGGATACACCTTTTGCCATAGCCGTTGAATTCTTGTTGATTCTATGATATCATGTCTTCTAACAAGTTCTCTGTATCTTTGATTTGCTGTATCTAAATCTATATTTACAAATTGTGCTTCAAGACTTCTTCTAAATTCATCATAATTGCGTTGTCTCCATAATTGGAACGCATCCACTGCTGCTTGACCAATATGTGGTAAATTTCTTGGAGCTTCGCCTCTAAAAAATCCAGCATATTTATCCAAACAACTAAAATCTACTTGTGGTCTATCCTCTCCTACAGGTGGTAAGTTCATATAATTATATTATATTATTAAAATAATTTCTTCGAAGTGAAAGAAAAAGATTAGGGTTTAAAACCACTTGGGCATCTTATAGTTGCGCCTGTCATTCTGAGTTGTCATCACAGGTGTCGATAATGGCACTGCTAATGTGCTGACGTCGTGTAAATATTTCATATATCCTTGTGCTTCAGAATAGACGCGATGAACACAATAATCGAGAACCATCTTATTCAATGCGGCAATTTGACCTTGAATATCGTGATCCAAATTTACAGAATGCTGTAAAAATATACTTCGCATAATGATTTTGAGAGAATCGCAATCTTGAGGAGCCACAAGATACTGGCTATTTGACTTTCTGTAAACACCTGCTCGAATGCCATTCTGAACAATCTGAATATTATTTTGAGAAAAATATGCTCTAGATAATGGCGTCTCATCCCATTGACCTAAAGTCGGTTCTCTGAATGTGGCGCATTGATTTGCGGGTATTTTGTCATACATAGCAAACAAATTAGTAATGTCTGGAGCCTCCGCTTTATTTTTACCTTTATTACTCAAAATGTCGACTCGACCATTTGAAGTTCTACTGGGAAATATTTCAGAGCTATTCATAATATATTATAATATAATACACTCATAAAAAAAATATATGTTTAATTTATATAATGGAAATGTCTTTTCAAAAATCAGTTTTAATGATTGCCGTAGTTTTTTTAATACTTTTTCTAGTATTAATAGGCGTAGCGCTTAATAATTCGACCAGTGATCAAGAATGGCCTCCTATTGTTGGTAATTGTCCTGATTTTTGGGTAGATTTGAGTGGCAATGGTTCAATGTGTTTTAATAGTCATCATTTAGGCGGGTGTAATATTCCGACATCTGAAGATAAAAATACAATGGATTTTAATCAACCTCCATTTAACGGGTCTAATGGCGCTTGCGCTAAATACAAATGGGCTTCTTCTAGAAAATGTAATGTTACATGGGATGGTATTACATACGGAGTTGCGAACCCGTGTAATACAACAACTACAACAGAAACAGAATAATATCAAATTATCAATTAATCATCAATAAATTATTAATCATCAATAAATAATCTAAAAATAATTTATACTATATTATAAACTAACATGTATAAATGTAATTATAAATCCATATTTTCAAATGATCCAATACACTTTTTTCAAAACATCGATAACTTACCTAAAGAATTGGTTTCAATTGTTAGTTCATATATTCCCGCCGCAGCAAAAATTTCCTTAAATAGAGAATTATATAAACAATTTCATCCTCTATTTAAAGAAAGTATTAATCGTAAGCAACTAGAAAACTATATTAGAAAAATTGTAAGGCAAGATAGTGAATTTGTATTTAATCAGTTGTTACAGGAAAATTACAATAAATGGTTTAATATTAAAAAATATCTATATCAAGATTGTATTTACGCAAACTACATATATTTTTTAAAAACATACTGCGCTGAAAATGACTCAGTCAAATGTCGTGAAATAATTAATAATTTGATCGAAGAACTTGGTTTAAGTAAAAATCAACATAAAAAGAATCTTATAAGAAATATAAGATGGAATCATTAAATCTCAATTCCTTGTTAAATCGTGAAGAAGAAGCTAACAAAATCAAAGAGATCTTAAAGAATTTCGAGTTAAATAAGCACAATTTAGCTACTAAAAAAGGCATCTATATCTACGGCGATCCAGGGTCCGGTAAAAGTTCGTTTATTACTAATATTCTCAAGGAATTAAATTATGATGTCATCAAATACGATGCCGGCGATATTCGCAATAAATCCATTATTGATACGATTACAAAGCATAATATGTCCGACAAGAATATCATGAGTCTATTTCATAAAAAAATCAAGCATTTAGCGATTGTGATGGATGAAATTGATGGTATGAATAATGGAGACAAGGGAGGTATCAATACCCTCATTAAAATCATTCGACCGAAAAAAACGAAAAAGCAACGCATGGAGGAGATCACATTGAATCCCATTATATGTATTGGCAATTATCACATAGACAAAAAAATTAAGGAGCTAATGAAAGTATGTAATGTAATTGAATTGAAATCCCCTACCAAACCGCAAATGTTAAATTTGATTAATATTCTTCTTCCTTTATTAGATGAAAATATTAAGGCAAGCATTATTACTTTTATTCAAGGCGACTTGCGTAAATTAAACACCATATATGATCTTTATAAAAATAAACAAAGTATTTTAAATAGTAACATTATCAAGAATATATTTTTAATGAAGTCGTATAATGATGATACGCGGAAGATTACGAAAAAACTGATCAATAATAATTATTCGATTGACGAGCATTTAACTGTCATGAATGAAACTGATCGAACCATTGTTGGTCTATTATGGCATGAAAACATTATTGATGTTATCGGTAAAATAAAAAAGGAAGATTCCATTCCTTTTTATTTGAAAATTTTGGATAACATGTGTTTTGCGGATTACATTGATCGCATCACCTTTCAGAAGCAAATTTGGCAATTTAATGAGATGAGTTCACTTATTAAAACATTTAAAAATAATGAGATTTATCATGAGACATTTTCTAAAAAGAAAATCAAATTCAACCCGACTGAAGTGCGGTTTACAAAGGTCCTAACAAAATATTCAACGGAATACAATAATTCCATTTTTATTCAAAATTTATGTCAACAATTAGGTATGGATAAAAAAGATTTGTTCAGTTTTTTTCTGGATATTAAAAATAAATATGAACCAGATTCAATTGAAATGAATATGTTGTTTGAAAATTATGAAATTACTAAGTTGGATATTAATCGCATTTATAGGTATTTAGAAAAATACACAAAAGAAAATATAGATGAAATAGATGTGTCGACAGATGAAAGTGATTTAGATTAGTTAAGGGAACTGCCGTTCCCTTATGATCCCATGCTTTTACCGAACCAATGGTTTATTTTAATATACCCATGCTTTTATAGATGTTATTTGATAATTTATAATTATTATTTATAATTATAAATATTGTTGTAAAATATTGTTGTAAAATATTGTTGTAAAATATTGTTGTAAAATATTGTTGTAAAATATTGTTGTAAAATATTGTTGTAAAATATTGTTGTAAAATATTGTTGTAAAATATTGTAATAATTTTTGATTTTACACATATTTGTCCTTAAGTAAATTTACTCTATTAAACCATGCTTCTTTTACTCCATGATCCACTGTAGTGAATTGATGCGCCTCATATTGTGAAGGAGTATCGTAATACAAATGAACAGGTCCACTAATTTTATCAAGACCACAACAATTTGCCACACTATAATACAAATTTTCGGCTTCACTTCCTACGCGATGATTCGTATAAACTCCCGTTACCGCATTTCTGATATAAGATCCATAATCACCCGATCCATACATATTGATTTTAACTGTCTTATAAATTATACCATCATTCATTTTTTTATTTAAAACTCGTTCGATCGAGTAACATCTATTCCCTTTTGTGCGTGGTTGCTTATTTTTCAATAAATTAGATGGAACTGAATCAGTTGCGCTAAAATCATCATTCGCACCATTAATATATTGCTGCTCGTGATCATATGCGTACATATTAGATTATATATTA